GAGTATGACTTTGATCCTGAGAGCGGCGACCGCATGGCCCGCCAGTCAGACTATGACTCGGTAGACGTGATCCCGGTAAGTGATCCCAACAGCTCGACGATGGCTCAGCGGATCATGCAGTACCAAGCGGTCATGCAAATGGCCCAAGGTGCTCCTCAGATCTATGACCTGCCGTATCTGCACCGCCAGATGATTGAGGTGTTGGGTGTTAAGAATGGAGAGAAGCTGGTTCCCATGTCTGATGACATGAAGCCGCGTGATCCGATCAGCGAGAACATGGCGTTCCTCAATGGCAAGCCCACGAAGGCGTTCATCTACCAAGATCACGAAGCACACATTGCGGTACACAGCACGTTCATGCAAGACCCGATGATCGCAGCCTCTATTGGCCAGAGCCCGATGGCGGCGCAGATGCAGGCTGCCATTCAGGCGCACATTGCAGAACACCTTGGCTACGCATACCGCGTGAAGATTCAAGAACGCCTTGGCGCACCGTTGCCCACACCTGACGTGGAGCTCTCACCTGAGTTGGAGGTCCAGTTGTCCCGCGTGGTCGCACAAGCCGCGCAGCAGTTGCTCACCATCAACAAGGCCCAAGCTGCACAACAGCAAGCTCAGCAGCAAGCCCAAGACCCGATCCTCCAGTTGCAGATGCAGGAAGTTCAGATCAAGAAGCAGGACGCTGATACCAAGGCCCGCAAGGTGGACGCCGACATCGCGAACAACCGCGAGAAGCTGGCGCTCGAGGCGGACAAGGGCGGTATGGACCCCATGCAGCTAATGCAAGAGGCCCAACAAGCTGAACAGCAGCACCAGCAGCAGCTACAGATTCAAGCCCAGCAGGCGCAACAGGCCGCGCAGGTTGCCCAACAGCAGCAGGGTATGAAACAGCAGCAGATGGCACAGGCTGCACAACACAAAAATCAGGCCCACCAGCAGGGGCTCACCCACAAACAACAACTGCACGAGCAGCGGCTGGCCACGCCCCAACCCCCAAAGGAAGGAGCGTAAATGGAACAGAACGTAATGGACCTGCTGACGAAGCAGCTTAACGAGGATCGAGACATGCTTATTTCCGCTATTGCGGGCGGGAAAGTAGCTGATTTCGCGGAGTACAAAGAGCTATGCGGGCAAATCCGGGGTATCTCCCGAGCACAAATCCGTGTATCTGAGATGGTGTCGCGCCTGCGACAGGGAGAGCAGGACGACTGAGTTTGGATGGGTTTATCTGGGGTTACCCGCCGAAATACGCTAAACCCCATGCGTGAAAGTAAGGAAGTCAAATGTCAGAATTTAATGTTAACGCCGTAGATTTGTCTGGGGTACTCAACGCCACAGATGAAGAAAAGGCCCGACAAATTCCAGACCCGGTTACGTACCACTTGCTGTGTATGTTGCCCAAGGCCGAGGAAGAAATCGGAGAGAGCGGACTGATTAAAACCAGCCAAATGATGCACCACGAGGAGCTTTTGTCCCCCGTGTTGTTCGTAGCCAAAATGGGCCCTGACGCCTTTACCGACGAAAAACGCTTCCCCAGCGGCCCAAGCTGCAAGGTAGGTGACTTTATCTTGGTACGTCCCAACAGCGGTACACGGATGAAAATCCACAATACCGAGTGGCGACTCATCAATGATGACTCGGTTGAAGCAGTTATCCAAGACCCACGAGGAGTACAACGGCCATGAGCATCGAACAAACTGAATTTGAGTTTCCCGACGAGGAAGGTACCAAAAACCCTCGCGCCGGCGGGAAAGTAGTCGAACCCGAGGCTGAGCCAGAGATCGAAATCGTTGACGACACCCCTGAAAAGGACCGCCACCGCACCCCCCTAGGCGAAGCTCCCAAGCCCGTAACGGAGGAAGAACTCTCCAAATATAGCGATCAAAAGCTAAAAGACCGCCTTGCCCACATGAATAAGGGGTATCACGAAGAGCGTCGGGCCAAGGAAGTGGCCTTGCGCGAGCGTGAAGAGGCTGTACGGGTCGCACAATCTGTTGTGGAGGAGAACAAACGCCTGCAAGGGTCGTTGGCATCCAACCAAACAGCGTTGATTGACCAAGCTAAGCTGGTGGTAGCCTCGGAAATCGAGGACGCCAAGCGGGCTTACAAGGACGCCTACGAGGCTGGGGACTCCGACGCCATTACAAAGGCGCAGGAAAAACTGACTTCCGCAGCAATTCGTGCAGATAAAGTACAGAATTTTAAGCCGCCCCCTTTACAAACTACAGAATATCCTGTACAAACGCAACAACAGGCTCCTCAAGCGCCCGAAGTTGATGCTAAAACACGCGACTGGTTAGATAAAAACTCGTGGTTTGGTACCAACCGAAAAATGGCAGCATACGCTCTCATACTTCATGAGGACCTAAAAGATTCCGGTGTGCCTGTGGCTAGTGATGAATATTACGATGCTATCGACACCGACATGAGAAAACGGTTCCCTGAGTCATTTGCAGAGGAACCCGCTGATGCTAAAACTTCTCAGCGAACAAAATCAAATGTAGTTGCACCAGCATCACGTAGTACTGCGCCTCGAAAGATCGTACTTACACAAACGCAGGTAAACATCGCCAAGCGGCTCGGCGTTCCTTTGGAACTCTATGCTCGTAAGGTTGCGGAAGAAATGAGGAAATAAATTATGACTGAACAAATTCGTAAGAGCCGCGAGCTCGATACCCGCGCAACCACAACTCGCCCAGCGAAGTGGCTGCCACCCCAGCTTCTACCTGATCCCACACCGGAGGAGGGTTATGCGTTTCGCTGGATTCGTACCGCGATTCTTGGCAAAGATGATCCGACAAATTTATCCTCGAAGCTACGTGAAGGCTGGGAGCCTGTAAAGGCATCTGACCATCCTGAGATTAGATTGTTTGGTACGGCCGATGGCCAGTTTCCAGACAGTGTTGTCGTAGGTGGATTGATGTTATGCAAAACACCCGTGGAATTTACGGAACAACGTGACGAGTACTACCGCCAACAAGCGGAAACTCAAATGAATTCTGTAGATAACACGTACATGCGCGAGAGTGACCCACGTATGCCGCTTTTCAAAGAGCGTAGTACCAAGGTAACTTTCGGTAAAGGTATTTAATTTTTAGGAGACCTTAAATGGCATCTACCGCTTCTCCCTACGGCCTTCGTGCCGTAAACGAGTTGGGTGGCCTACCTTATGCAGGTAGCACTCGCTCGTTTGCAATCAACCCCGCTGGTTACGGCACAAACATCTATAACGGAAGTTTGGTGTATGTTACAACCTCGGGTTACATCGAAATCGCTACCGCTACTGGCGCTGACGCAACTACAAACGGCTTCCCTGTTGGCACTGCTAACACCGGCGCTGTTGGTGTTTTCGTTGGTTGTTCTTACGTTAACGCACAAGGTCAAACCATTTTTTCACAATACTACCCAGCCAGTTCGCTGAATGCGGTTGCTTTTGTGATTGATGACGACCGTACTGTGTTCCAAGTTCAGTCTGCTGGTACTGTTACCATCGCTGCTCTGGGTGCAAACGTGTTCTTTTCCACTGGCGCAGTTGCTACCGGTAGTACAACTACAGGTAACTCTACCGCTTCTGTTGTGGCTGGCGCTTCCGCTGTTACGACTACCGCCGCTTTCCGCGTCGTTGGTTTTGTAAACATGGTTGGCTTCTCCACAGTGGGTGACGCATATACTGATATTCTGGTGAAGTTCAACCCCGGATACCACTCTTACAGCAACGCTGTTGGTCTGTAAAAGGAGCTAAATCATGGCTATTTCACGCGCACAACTACTTAAAGAACTCTTGCCCGGTCTGAACGCTTTGTTTGGACTTGAGTACGCCAAATATGGTGAAGAGCACAAAGAAATCTACGAAACAGAATCTTCTGAGCGTAGTTTTGAAGAAGAGACCAAGCTGTCTGGATTCTCCGCCGCTCCGGTGAAGAACGAGGGCTCTGCCATTGCTTATGACAATGCGCAAGAAGCATGGACTGCACGTTACAACCACGAAACAATCGCGATGGGTTTTGCCATCACTGAAGAAGCCGTGGAAGATAACTTGTATGACTCTTTGTCAGCACGTTACACC